GCTTTTGACGAAGCTGGTGTATTTGACAATTTGGAGTTTTCTTATGCTGCAACCCGACCAACGGTAGAAGACGGCGCGTTGATTACAGGCCAGATAGTTGTCTTTGGTACGTCTGGTGAAGGTAGTAGTGCAGAATACGCCAACTTTTTCTATTCGCCTGAGCAGTACAACTTCCTTAGCTTCCCGAACATTTGGGACGAAAACGCAGAAGACCAGATCGTAGGCTTCTTTCACCCTGTGTATCAGTGCATGACACCGTTCATTGATGAGCAGGGTAACTCCGACATAGAGAAGGCGATGCAGTCAGAGATGAAGGCAAGGAAAACCCTAAGCCCTGCTGCATTACGAGCAAGGCAGATGGAATACCCTTTCTCACCATCTGAGGCTTTCTTAGCAGCTTCTACTAACTCGTTTCCTATTGCTGAGTTAAAGAAGCAGTTGCAGAAAGTAAAGTCCGACCCTATGTATATGAATCGTGGGGTGCATGGACACTTGGAGTACTTTGAAGGGAAGATACGGTTTGTTCCAGACACACGGGGTCTATTCACACCAGTTGTTTCTTATGAAACTCCTCCATCCGATTTAACAGGCTGTGTTGTAATATACGAGCAGCCAGAGAAAGAGGACACAAAAGGTCTTTACATAATAGGCTATGACCCAATTTTTCAGGATAAGTCGCAGGAGAGAAAGCCTTCGCTTGCGTCTATTTATGTGATGAAGACTTATGCCCGCTTTTCCTATTCGGCTGGTTCTATTGTAGCGTCTTATGTAGGAAGACCTGACGAAGTGGACACTGCACACAAATTATGTGCGATGCTTTCAGAATACTACGGTAATGCCGAGATCATGCACGAGAACATGGCAAAGGACGCAGTAAATTACTTCACAAATAAGAAAAAACTGCATTTGTTAGCTGTTCAGCCTGACGCGGTTATCAGCGCAGCGATAAAGAACTCAAAGGTATCAAGAAGGTGGGGTGTACACATGGCAACACCGCTGAAAGATGCAGGAGAAAAATATGTAAAGGCGTGGCTACAAGAAGAGCTTCAAATCAACGAAGACGGCGGAACAATGCTAAGACTTGAAACAATCTACGATCAAGGTTTACTTGAGGAGCTAATAAAGTACAACCACAAGGACAACTTTGACCGCGTTATATCACTATTTCTTCTTATGTTCATAATAAAGAACGACGAGGAAAAATTCAGACAAGAGAGTAGAAATTCTCTAAAAAACAACTTAGAAGATTTAGCGAAATACGTTCGCTCTAAATACCCACGAAATGCGTCCAGACAAACACAGACTAACCCAAGCACAGAAGGAAGCAGACAATTTCCAGTGGTACAGGGAGTTTATTGATTATTACGATACGAACTCTTTTCTATCCGATTCTTTCCTGACTCAATCAGGAGAGTACAATCGTATGCGTATTAATTACAACTTGTACGAAGGACGCATCGAGCCTGACAACTTCATGTACATCACAAAACAGTGGGGTAATGATTTTGAGGGTACAATGCCAGCACAGTTAACACACAGAGACATTAGCTCTACCAAGATTCGTGCTTTGGCAAATATGGCTTCTAAGAGAGCTTTATCCTGGAAGGTAGTAGCAGTAAATGAAGACGCAACAACACGCAAGGAAACAGTGGAGTTTGAGATGATGCGTCAGTTTGTAATTGACCAACTTGCGGGAAACGAACCTCAACAGACACCTGAGGAGGTAAAGCGGTACATGGCACGAAAGCACCAAGACCCCGCAGAAGTTCTGGCACATCAACTTCTTGAGTATTTTCACTTCAAATTAAACATACCACAAGAGACTGCGAGGGGTGCAAAACACGCAGCACTATCAGGCAAGGAAATCTACCGAATATATGAAAAGAACGGGGAGGTTGACTTTGAGGTTCAAAACCCAATGTACGTTGACCACGACCGTCGTTCAGGATTGACTCGGATAGAAAAAGGCGAATATGTAACAGCAGAGCTACGCCTCTCTCCTCACGAAGTAATAAGAGATTGGGGTGATGAGTTAACCGACGAACAGATAGACCGAATATACAACATCAGTAAAGGGGAGTTCATGCAAAACCACTCCCGCTCTTTTGATGATTTTGACCGAGACTATGTGCGAGTTCTTCATGTGCAGTGGAAATCGCTAAGGAAAGAAGGAACACTCACATACATTGACTTAGAAACTGGTGAAGAAAAAGAGGCAAAGGTTAACGAATATTACACTCTGAACCGACAACTTGGCGATTTGGAATTAAAATGGAGGTGGGTTCCAGAGGTACATGAGGGATTTAAAATCGGCCCTGATATTTATGTAGGAATGGGGCCAGTATTCAATGTATCAGAAGACCCTGATCTTAGTTACATAGGAACGATTTTCGACTACGAAGGTGGAGAGGTGACTTCACCGATGGATAGGATGCGTGCTTATCAGTATTTCTACAACATCATAAACTACCGTATTGAGATGCTGATGGCCCAAGATAAGGGCAAAAAAGTTTTCATCAATATTGGCTCAGTACCAAGAAGCGCTGGTATTGACTTACCTACTTTTGAACATTACTTAGATGCTAACTCTTATTCTTATCTCAATCCTGCTGAGGAAGGTAACAAATTCGGCGGCGAGATCACGCAATTAGTCAAAGAGATAGACCTTTCAAATACCTCCGACATAGGTAAGTATCAAGCACTTGCGGAGTGGATAGATCAAAAATGTGGCGAGGTCGTCGGTGTTCCAAAGCAACTTGAGGGTCAAATACAGGAAAGAGAAGCAGTTCAGAACGTAAGTAATGTAGTATCCCTTGCAACTAATGTATCTGGAATGTTCTTCCAGACTCACGATTTTACAGTTCGCAGGCTTTTGGAGGCCCTTCTGAACAAAGCAAAATCGGTGTACTATGGTAAAGACTCTGTAAGGCTTTCGTATGTTATTGACGATTTAAGTGTTCAGACATTGAATGTTGATACGGCGCTTTTGTCTAACAGTAACTTCGGAATTTTTGTCGATGACTCTAACAGACTCGAAGAAACAAAACAAGTAATCCAGCAGTACGGATTTGCAGCAATGCAGAACGGAACGATAGGTATGGCGTATGCTATAAAGGCTGCAAGAGCTAAGTCAATCCAAGAAGCTGAGGAGATACTTATGTCAGGTGAATCAGAATCATTTGAGCGCCAACAGCAGATGGAGCAGATGAAAGCTGAGCAGCAGAAGGAGATGATGCTGCTCCAAGAGCAAATGGAGCAAGCAAAGCATCAAAGGCAAATCGAGATCATAAAACTGCAAGAAGCTCTCAAGTACGAAAGAGAACTCGCTAAACAAGCAGTACTCGCTCTTGGTTTCTCTCAGGACGATGACCAAAACAAGAACAACGTGCCTGACGTAATTGATCTGATGAAACAGCAAATTGCATCAAAAAAATTAGAATTGGAAGAAGCAAAACTCGAAAACGAAAAAAAATAAATCAACAGAACAACAGTAGTGTCTATAATAGACTTGCAAAATTTCTGGGAACTTTAACAAAAACTAAACGTTAAAAAATCATGGCAGCAGAGAATTTAGACAACTTCTGGGACGAGGATGAGGAGTTCTTGAAAGAAGATGACCCAATCGAACCAGTTAAGGAAGAGGAAGAGGAAGAGGAGGAAGTTGAGAAGGAAGAAGAGCCGCAGGCAGACCCCGTTAAAGAATTTCTTTCGGGTCTAAGTGCATCTGGTCTGATTCCAGAAACCGACGAAGAAATCACTCCCGAATCCGCAATCGAGGCAATCCTCCTCAATACAGAGGAATACATCGAGCAAGGTGTAACGGAGGTGATTGAGTCTTGGAAGCAAGACTTGGGCGAAAAAGGGGTTGAATTTGCGAAATTTGTACGCGCTGGTGGAGAACCAGATGAGTTCTTTAAGGCTTATGCACAAGATCACTTGCAATTTGACGTGAGTTCAGATCGAGGGCAGGAAGCGTTCTTGCAGTGGTACTATAAGAAGCACGAAGAGATGGACGATGATGACATTGAAGATCGCCTCCTTTCTCTTAGAGATCGTGAAAAGACCGCAGATACAGCAAAGCGCTTGTTCTCAAAACTAAAGGACAAACGAGACAAAGAAGCTCAAGCAGTCGTAAAAGCACGATTAGACCAAGCTGAAAAGCAAAAGGTAGAATTTCAGAAAGAAAAAGAAAAGCTCATCAGAGGACTTCAAAAAGTTGAGACCGTAGGTGAGTTGAAAATAAGCAAACTTGAAAAACCCGTACTTCTTAATTACATCACAAGAGCATCAGAAACATTTGATGGTCAGCGGGTGACAGGGCTTACCAAAGCACTGAATGAGATTTACGACAAACCAGAGGCACTAATGGCGCTCGCAAAATGGGCAAAGTCAGGCTTCGACACAAGTTTCTTTAGTAAGGAATCAAGCGCCAAACAGACAAAACGAGAATTAAATCCAAAACCCAAGAGGAAAAACATCTTGGATTACTTTGATTAAACCTAAATTATGGCAGGCGCACAATCATCTATGATTATCAGGAAGATGCCTTGGAGTGCAAACTTCACTGAGATGAACCATCTTGGGAAAGCACTCATCGCAAAACCTCACGCGTTTGAAGAGAAAATGACAAAACTATTCTCTTCTTACAACTACGCAGACAACCCCATGACTGGCCTTCTGGCTGGTACAGGTCGGGAAGTCGAAATCACTTCCAACGAGTTTACATGGCAGCTTCGTGGTGCATCCACCCGACCACTTATTTATAGTGGTGCAGCCAAGACTGGAACCCCTGGAAAGGGTATTACAGAAATCCTAATGGACTTCGACGAGAATTGGTTCAAGCCAGGTGACGTTATTTCCCCAGGTTCCCCAAAAGACCAAGTACGAGTAAAAGAAATCACAGGTCGCGTAGGTAACTACTATCGCTATGTAGTTGTTCCAAACACTTCCGACCTCACTTATTTCGTTCCGCTGAAATACTTCAAGCCTGGTACGAAATGGACGAAGCTCTTCTCTCAGTACGGCGAAGGTTCCAGCCAGTCTGGTTCTACGACCTACGCACTCCCGATGGAGTTGAAATCCCGCATCAGCCGCTACCGCAAAGAATACCAAATCACAGGTGATGTGATGGATGAAGTTCTTGCGGTAAAAGTTCCCGACTCCACAGGAAAACTTCACACGATGTGGATGCACTATGCAGAGGCTGAATTTTGGAAGCAGTGGGCGCGTGAATTGGCCATCGGTAATATGTACTCTCGCTCTACCAACCGCGTAGAAGACAGTTCTGGCCGTATGACCTACTCTGGCCCTGGTATTGATGAGTACTTGGAAGACTCCAACCGCAGCACCTACAACACGCTCACAACTAAGTTGCTGGAAGAGTTCATCATGGACATCCAGTACAGCCGAGTTGCGCCTGGTTCTGGCCGAAAGCTCAAAGTTCTGACTGGTGAATATGGCATGATTGCCTTCCACCGCGCAGTGACCGAGAACTTCACAAAGTCTGGTTTTATCACGCTTGACACGACTGTAATCCAGAAGGATTCCAGCCCGTATCACTCCAACGGCCTTAGCTATGGCGCGCAGTTTACGCGCTACAAAATGGCTAACGGTGCTGATATCGAATTGATTCACAACCCGCTCCAAGACGACAGAACCATTCACTTTGATATTGACCCGATCACAGGCTATCCTTATGAGTCTCAGAAATTCTATTTCTTGGATTTCAGCGGTGAAGGTTCTGAATCTAACATCGTCCGTGTCAAGAAGCGTGGCGCAAACGTACTTGCTTATGTTGCAGGTCTTCGCAGTCCGTTCTCTCGTGGCCGCAATGAAAATGCAGCACACACAGGCGACTGGTACACCATGACGGTGCATGACCAGTGCGGAGTTTGGATTAAAGATGTAACCAAGTGCGGTGTTCTTGAAAAGGCCCGCGTATAATACACAAAAATGATAGTAGAGGTAAGACCAAGGAGAACTGAAAAATGGCACGGCAAGGAGAAAGACGAGGATTTTACCCGTCCTATCTCAATAGTACCTGCCCCTGACCCTGCAACGATGCAGTATCAAGTAGAACTTTCCGCAGACGAGTGGAAATACTTGAAAAGTACGAGTTACGATCTGAGCCTTGAGTACAAACAGGACGTAGTACACCCAACTTGGGATACTGCTCTTGGGAGGGTCAAGCTCGAAAACAACACAATGTTCTTTGACACGACAGTTCCAACAGACCTAATTAAAATAGGCGTAATGAGGGCTGCAAAGAACAGGGTAGCACCATCGAAAGAGGCAGCGGAAACAGAGTACCCATCAGCAACACACTATATACATGAGGAAGATATTGTTCTGAAAGACAAAGTTTCTAAGATTGCGATTAAGCAAGAAGCGAATAGCTTGTTGTACACAATGCCTCCTGATGAAATTGCCACAATCGTTTTTCTATCCACAGGCGAACAAACCGCTGGTAAGAATTTCGATTTGATACGAGCTAAAGCTGATGATATTGTTGAGAAGAATCCAGCCGAGTTTCTGCGTTGGGCTAAGATGGAGAAAGAAGACGTTTCACTCCTTTCTCTTGTCGAAACAGCCATCGAGTCGGACTTACTCACGAAGGACGGTGCAAGAATCATGTTCAATGGTGATACCGTAGGCTTCTCAACTTTGGAAGTAGCTGAGTACTTGAAGAAAAAAGAAAATCAACCTTTGCTGCTCAAACTCAAAGGCGCTACAAAACAGACGAAGAAGTGACAATAGAAAACATGGAGTATAGCTTTCGTCAGAAGCTCAACTCGTTTGCTTCCAACGCTAACAGGGGCTTCCAGATTCCAGAAATTGACTGGAAACTAAATGACGCACTCAGGCTGCTAATCACGCGCCTTGCTTCTCCACGTTTTGAGACACAGGTGGGGTTTGAGTTCAATCAAAGAAATATTGATGATCTCAGACCCCTACTGAAAAGAAGTACTGGTAATGCAGTGAGCAATCGCTTTTCTCTTCCCGCTGATTACCTTAGATATGTTTCTGCCTATGCTAATGCCACAAAAGGCAACTGCACAAGAAAGCTAAGAGTATTCACACCTCAAATGGATGACCTATGGGAAACAGACCCATTTACACAGTCGAGCTTTGAGTGGGAAGAACTTACAGCCCTCCAAGTAGCAGGAGCCTTAGAACTAAAGCCAACTGATTTTACAGTGAGTACAGTGGAGATGGATTATATTTCAAAACATCCATTTATTCATAACTCACAAGCAGTAGGTGGCTACTCACTCCCTGACGGTACAGCACTAACAGGAAAACAAGATTGTATTTTAGCAGATGATTTCTGCTCGGAGGTCGTGGAATTGGCTGTGTTTATGACTGTAAACGACACGATTTATTCTCCTGAATCCAAACAAAACAACATTAACCTAAGAAACTAATATGAGACTCCAAAGAACTGTTCGGCGTACTCTTGTGGCTAAAGGTAGTTCTGCTCTGCTCGGCGCAGGCGCTACACCTGAGACACTTGCAGAAGGCCAATTGGGTGTGTTCAGCGCATTGACTGGTCTTAGTATCACCAGCGGTTCAACGACTACACCCTGGTACATTGCCGTTGGTACGGCGAATGGCTATCGCAAATCTCCTGGTACTATTCGCGCTGCTAATAACCTCGTATCCAATGTAGCCTGCTATACAGCAGCCGTTACAAAAATTGTGGATGTTCGTGGCATTTGTGCTGAGTGTGCTACTGATTACGCAATCAAGGTAGATATTTACTCTCCTGACCAATCTCACGAGTTCGGCTACCAACCGCGTTTCCAGACTGTGACCTACACATCTCCGTGTTGCACAGATGGAAGCGCAAGCTGTCTTGAACTTGCTCAAGGACTGCGTGATGCCATCAACGACGACCCTCGTTCTCTTTTCACTGCTTACTTGCTTGACCCTGATGGCGTGTCAGTAGGCGCTGATGTAATTGATGAAGAAACTTGGGACGTTGCCACTGATGGTTGCCCTGTAATTCGTCTTATCGCTAATGCAGCTTCTATCGCAGACTTCTGTGGTATTCCTGAAACCTACACTTTCCCGACAGGCGTTAACTTTGAAGTTAGCACTCAAGGCTTGAAGTGCTGCACTCCTGCTTCTACGGTTGTGACGGTTCGCGATATTACCTACGCAGTTGGTGCGGGTGGCGACGTGAAATACATGGAGTGGGCTGATGCAGGTGATGCAGAAGTAGGCCCGTATCGCCTCACCGAATCTGGTGTGACGACTGCCACTGACCTCAATGCAGTCAACTCTTCTACTTATGCACTGTTGAGCTTGGACTACACAGACCCGCACGAAACCGCTGGTCAGATTGTGACAGACCCGAAAGCTGCTGTAATCGCAATTCCGTGTAACACGGCAGTTCTGCTCACTTTGGGCAATGCCTTGGATACACTTGGTCTGAGTGGTATTGACACTGCTCTCACCGCTTGCAACTGCGCGTAATTGTTCTCCTCTCTGCTAAATATAGGGTGATCGCTTCGGCGGTCGCCCTTACCCTATATTGTATGGCAACATTCAATGTTAAGACATTCAATCAGCTTTCTGGCAAGGGTCAGGATGGCGACATTGCTATAATCGAGCGTGCTGATACTAACGGAAATCAAGGCTTTTCTTTCCGAAACGCTTCTGGTTGGTCGTTACCATTCGTTCAAGTGCGGTCGTTGGGTACAAACCTGATGACTACTAATACACCACAGAGTGTAAGCGCACAAAAGATTTTTCAGGACGACATCACTGTAAACAGTGATTTTTCTGTTATTGGAGCTACCGACATTGATTTAGGATTCTCTGGTGACTTGACAGTTGATGGAGGCGGTGGTAATATTGAAATAAACGACGTTGAAAAGCTCTCTCTATCAGATGTAAACCAGATAAGAATCAATGACCCTTCATTAATCACATTTGAAGGTGATGATGAGGGAGATTCCAAAGCGAGGATATGGGTCAACAAATACCCAACCGACCACTTAGGTGCAGCCACAAACTCTGACGGAGCCTTTGGATTATACTTTCGCAAAGCATGGTACATTCCAGCACAATTTGATTATGTTGGGCTTCTTGTGAATGGTGGCTACATTAAGTTAATTTCCACTAAATCAGGAACTCCTTTTCGTGAGGCATTATCTTTTGACGGTCAGGTGTTAGAGTTCGTAACAAAAGATAGTGGATACACAAGAAAACTTAGCTTTTCAGAAGGTACAGGTGCGAAGATTCTTGTTTCTGACTCAGGAGCTACTAAATTTGGCATTGAGTACGCAGCAGATTACAGTGCTGGCTTAAAAGCTAATCCACGAAGCATTATAGACGCAGGCACTATGACTGTGATGCTTGAGGATTACATTGCCGCTGTTCCAACATACGCTGACAACGCTGCTGCTACGATAGGAGGTCTTGCAGTTGGAAAAATGTACAAAACATCAGCAGGAGAATTAAGAATTGTTGTGTAATCGGGAACTTTTAACACATTTTGTTTGTTATATACCTATGAAACTACAACTACCCCCTTATACTATTGATGAACTTTTTACCCCACAGAGCTTCCAGAAGATGGGAGCCGTTGATGATTGGGGTTATAAGTTTGTAAACCCACAGGCTTTCCACGACAAAGGCTACAAAGGTCGTGCAGTTCATTTTGTCATTGACACGATGGACGTATCCGACCACCCCGACGTAGAGCCAAAGCTGTTGAAAGAGTTCTGCAAGTCGTTCATAGCGGAGCCAGCAGGCGATGGTAATGGTCACGGAACTTGGGTAGCGTCTCGTATTGCTGGATTGCAAGACGGAGTAGGGGTACGAGGTATTGCACCAAATTCTCCAATTGTAGGTGTTAAAGCTCTCAACAAATCTGGCGCTGGTACGGACATAGCGTTGGAGCAGGCAATCATGTATGTTGCGGATGTCCAACTTCCACCTCAATTCAACAACTGGCCGCGTATTATTAATATGAGTTTAGGCTCAAGTATGCCAATGACCCGTGTTGAAAATGCACTCAAGTACGCTGTTGGAAAAGGGGTTATTGTTGTGGCTGCTGCTGGCAACTCAGGCTACAACGGTTCAAACTCAATTAACTATCCAGCAAGGTATGAAGATTTGGCAATTGCCGTTGGAGCGTTTGATTCTAATATTAATCCAGCCCCTTTTTCTTCTGGTGGCCCTGAGATTGACTTCGCAGCACCAGGCGTAGGACTTTACGGTGCATGGCTTAACAAAGGATTTAGTTCCATTTCGGGAACTTCGATGGCCACGCCAGCAATAGCTGGAATCATTGACCTTCTCATTCAGCGTTACAACCTTCCGCTGAATCAAAAGGCAATTGAGCAGGCTCTCAAGCAGTACGCAAAAGACATTTTCACACCAGGATTTGACGTTCGCACAGGAGACGGTACTTTCATTCTTTCGGATGTTGATACACCACCTCCTCCGCAAGTTGAGCAATATGTCGAGCTTTTCTTTCCGTTTGTAAACGCATGGCCTTTACTCCTTGCTGACACAGGGCAGATCACAATTACACTTCCGTTCAAAGACTCAGACAACCTTGAGTCTTTATGGGCTAACACAATGTCACTGATTCGCACGTTCACTGCTCGAAATACAGAGGAACCAATCAAAATTCTTGCTCTTAAAATAAAAGGAGCAACATTTGCAAAATCTGTTTCTGTAAACACAGGACTTTACAAAATCACAGTATGAACATAGGAAACATTCTCAACCGCAGGCTTGGACTCATTACAGTTCCTAACTTGCAAAGGGTAGTCAACAATCTTCTTGAGACAATTGGTTTTGTTGACGATGCTTTGCCTGATTCTCGCCCATATAAAGTTTACACAGCTTTACTGTCTCAATTCAGCACAGATGCACCAACTGTAATTGTATTAGAAAATACGATAGGTAATGTTGTATGGAGTAGGGCATCTGCTGGTCTATATAACGCTACTTTGTCTGGTGCTTTTCCTGAGAACAAATCCTTTAGTCCTAATCACCATGCACGTTCCTCGAATGATAACGATGTGGACTTTAATGTAAGATCAATAAGTTACGATGACAATACTTTTTCAGTTATTACATTAAACCCCACTTCTGGGTTTGGTATTGATGGTGTGTTAGAGCTTTATCCAATCGAAATCAGAGTTTACGACTAATGACCTCCATTGACACAATCATATCAAAAGCTCGTAGAGACGGAATCTCTATTGACGAAGTAACCGCAGTAGAATGGGCTGCC